ACGTTACGTTCCACGTACTATTCCCACTGCATCAAATAAACCATTCAAGTTTTCCTCGCGTTTCCGACCATGGAGCCTCTTCAGGTTCTATTGTTGTTGGCAACATTCCTCAGTCTCCTCCTATTGCTTAGGATCCTAGACCGCGGTACGCATGTTCTGTCGGCCGTCAGATTGACTCTCAGGACCACTTTCTTCAATGAAAGTGCACGAAACCCGCTCGTATGGACCAGCCCCGCCGAATGGTTCAATTCATCCGGCAAGACTATTCCCAGAATGGACAAACGCAGATGTCGAAGTGTGAAACACGGATCGCCATATCCCTCTGATATCACACTCACCATCCTCGCCAACGATGCTTATGATGCTCGTGCTTTCTACCGCAGCAATCAACACGCCACGCAAGCCATACTCTGGCTTGGTGCCCTCTTCAATGCGGGACAGGTGTTGTGCGGGATCGCGCTTTCATTATTTGCTCTGACCTACATCATGGCTGCCAAGTTGACAGCCAGCCTAAGGAAATTCCTTCAGGCCGTAGGTGCGACCCTATCATCAGAAAACTCATGCAGTCACCAAGAGAAAACCCACGTTCTGAAAAATTCTGTTCGGTCTTCAATGATCAACTTGCAGGATTTAGTAAGACGTGTTGGCCCTCTCCTCCCAATTGTCACAATCATGTGTTGCATCCCCGCCACCGACGCATCCGAGATCACAATTGCCCCTCGTGTCACTCTTGATACTGGGCTTTCTGCCGTCTCTCTGCTCATCACTGCAACCTGGTTGATCAAACAATTCCAATCATCACAAGTACGTTCAACAAAAATGAATTCCTCCTTCGGAACCGCCACAGGACTGCTCATCATCACACTCCTAACATGCATCACGATTGTAAGTGGAATCCCTGCAGCGACCCCTAACCTAGCCAAAATTGGTCATGGTATGGTTGCTCCCTTCCTCCTCTTCATCGTCATGTGGCTCACCCTCCGCTATGTACTCACCCTCTTCATCCGTCTATTTCCGAAACAACTTCTCAAGTTCTACACCTCTAACGATCTTCATCTGTATTTCCTATTCTCCTATCAACATCATCTTCCTGATGTGCCTCTCAAGAAAGCTATCATCTCAAACGGTGCCTACACTGATCACCAGCACACAACCACAAAGTTCTGTAACAGTTGTGTTGGATATGGTCACACTGACTCCGAATGTCTTGACTACACTCACCCCGTCTTCAGCTACAAACGATACTACAACATTGCTACACAAAAGACAATCGAGGCTTACCTTGAAGTACACCCACAGAATGAAATCTTCACATACAACGATACAGTCATCATCCGTGGCGACCTCGTCTTCATCAACAGAACGTTGAAAGATTACGATCACACCACCCTTGGTTCACTACATCCCGAGGATTTCCCACATCTGTCCGTCAGACGCGTTACCTACAACCCAGTAGTTAACGTAGATGGTACGATCAGGATCTTCCCTAACACCAAATACTACAATCACACAGAGTACACACTTGACAGCGAATCAGACATCGACACTGCTCACTATCAGACAATTTACAGACAGACAACACCTTTCAAGATTGGCTACGACATCCCTTGCGGCATCATCCCACACGCGGACACAACAATCGTCCACGCCCAAGGATACCTCAATGGCCAAATCGAGATCGACACTTCTTCTGCCGCCTCTAATTTCTCCAACATCTCTCTTCGCCCTAGCACTACTACATATTCCTGCTCACAAGCTTCCTCTGCTACTTCTCAAACCGGCTCAATCACTTCACAATCTTCATCTATCTCTGCAAGCTCCGCCAACTCTCTCGCTCAGAAATCAACACGCGACCAGACATTTGACTACATGATAATGAGACCGAAACGCATCTACAATCCCAACAACGACATTCTCACTGGTCTTCCCACCACCACTCGCACAAATGCTCAAGGCGACGCCAATTACCCTGTCGAACTGCAATACGCATTCCCAGGCTGGACCGCTAACGAGATCATTAATGACGAAGATGGCATCAAACCACACGAATACGTAGATTGCAAACAAGAAACAAAGGACTTCCTCAACACGCTTGCTCCACAGAAATTCAGTACACTCGTCAACACACCAGGCACACCCTCATTCGTTACACTACACAACGCCTGTATCTGGGACACCAACGACCCCATCATCGACATCGGCATCGCAAGTGCCACTCGTCCCGATGGTGTAAGTCAACGTATCCCAGACATGGCCAACGCATACAACGTCCCACCCCCTGCACGACGTCTCGGCTCATACACAAAATCTGGCCGTGTCTTCTGCATCTGGGCTGCACGTGTAAACTCTGCTCCAACACCATGCAAACATGTAAACTCATGCAACTGTCTCGACACAAAATACCACCGATACAATGGATTCTACAATGCCGTCTCCAAAATCATCACACGCGAACAACTCACATCAATCTCAATGTCACTCAACGTTGGATGTGGTCCTCTCCAAGGTGACTGGAGCACATACGAAGAAATCATCTTCCGTATCGCTCGAGAAACACAATGCTACTTCAAGATCTACATGAACAACGAAACCGGTGCTCAACACAACCCACTCACAAACCAGACAGGCAAGAATCGTAAGAAATGGCACGTATACAACGTACAAGAAACCAAGCTGCCGATCAACAAGACCCTCCGCTCTGTCAACGTCTCACAAGCACAAAGACGGCGTGAACAAAATCGACCCCTCCTCTCTGCTGACACTCTTCCGACTCCTCCCAACCGCATTCGACCTGCATTTGACGAGGAACCTAAGAACTTCAGAGAACACTGCCAACTTTTCTACAAACAAAGACACTCTCAGCTCCAAAATCTTTTCTCTCTCCTCCTCGGCATCGCCATCCACCAATTCATTTACGATGTTTTGCATGGACTCCGCGTTATCGACCACACAGAAATCTTTTTCACAAGCTTCATCTTTGCCACCACCGCCATCACTATGCACAACTTCAAGATCACCAGCATTCCAGCAACCCTTGCCGGAGTTCTCGTTGGCGATAACCCAATCACCTGGTTCTGTTTCCTCATTGCTCATCGATGCAATTCACGATTCAGCCTCCAGATCCTCGGTATCCTCAACGCCATCAATCCTTACAGTGCATACACTGGAACAATCTGCCTCATCCTCTACACACTCACCCCCTCTACTTGCACCTCTCTCACACGCTGCATTCTCACTCTCCTGCTCGGCGCTACCGGCGCACACGCACAAGAAACAGAACAGACATCAGACGCAAAATACTTTGCTCAGTTCACCCGCCTCATCGTCTACGCTCTCTGCGCCCACATCATCTACACAATTGTCAAGATGCTTGAACCGCGCGAAGAACTCGAGATTGTCACCGAAAGCACAACACAGTCATCAAACTTCAGATCAACACGACGTTCAACACATACACAAGCATACACTAGACCTACAACGGCCGCAGTTGTTATTGTGGTTGCCCTCACCTTCACTCTGATCGTCAGTACTGCCAGTGCTAATCAGGTCTTCTCTCGCGATCCCTCTCACAAATTCTACTCTTATCTTGAACCTATCGAAAGCTGCGACAACCCATCCTACATCGGACAGATCGACTATGATAGATTCTGGAAGATGCCAAGCACATTCCAATTTCCCAACGGCATGACGCTCGAGGATTACCTAATGGAAGAAGTCTGTTACGACGAATCCATTCTGGACCTCCTGCACCCTGTCTACGTGATTGACGGAATTAACCTTGAAGTCACCCAGGCTATCAGTTGCGATCATCATCTCAGTGTCAACAAAACCCAACTCTCCTATTGTCTCGAAGAACGAGTCAGTGAAAAGGACATGACACTAATGACCCAGGCACAGCTCAAGAAATTCGCCCTCAAGTACAAGCGACGCGCAGATGAAAATAACACAGTTTCACACACAGTCCAAACAGTAAACATTGTAGGCATCACACTGACATACAGATCCAATTACACATACACACTCCCATACGGTTCACTCACTTGCAACTCAGAACACGCATACTGCTCATACATGGCCAAGGTCCTCGGATCTACACACACACTCCCAGCCAGCGCCTTACAGTATTGCCACGGTAACGAGGAATTCTGTGAATACAAGCGCTTCGACGACTCCGATCTCTGCACACTCTACTACCGTGATCTCACAATTGCTCCGGACACTGACCCCGAGGACTTCAAACTCGCTCAGCAGTTCCGCGAACATGTGGCATCACTCTGTGGAATCCGTGCAAACTTCCACGACGCGCACCTCACCGAACCCAAGTCAACACCCAAGAGCCGACGTGGTGAATGGTACTCTTCCACCCTCCGTATCGCTAATCACCGCTCACGCAATGGGCAATGCATTGTCAACGTCTGTGGCTCGGTCCCAACCGATTTCACAGATCAAGGCATCGACTTCGAATTCCAATCCGTCAACGACTGCACTCCATCAAACACCACCGCAGACTGCGTTGCTATTGACTTCGCATATGAGTTCGCATACAGCTACATCCACAAGAAGGTTATGCACGATGGTCACGTCCCCTACATCAGTCGGATCGTGAACCTCATCCCAGGCATTCCTGAAGCTTACACGCGACTCGCCGCTGTCTACAATGCTGTGGTCAACATTCCCTCTGAAGAAATTGTTGATAGATTGTACGAACAGATTGACAACACAGCCCAGCTTGCCACCCGCCGCCTAGAGAACATCAAATACGTTCCGCAGGTCGCCAAAATGACTGCTGAGGTACTGTTCGCTGATCGCATTGTCAAGAGATACACACTCGTCGGTATCAAAACACTTTGCTTAGCCAGATTCGAAAAATCGGTGTGCAAGAAATTGATTATCGCCGTCAATGGGTTCATCAACAACGATCACCTCATCATCGAAACAGACTTTGACAAATCCACATTCACCGCACTCTATCACTTCATCACGAAACACTACAAGGCTAAGTACACCGCTCCTCAACCTGTGTGCAAATCGCCTAGCCGCATGACACCAACACAACGCTACATCAATGACTGTGACATCCAACTCGAACTGAAACGTCGTAACATCAACTTCGTCGAAGGCCAAGTGGATTATTCGCGCACAAATATCACAATCCTCCACAACGTCCCGAAAAGTCAGATCAACGTCATCTTCACCCCCACCGGCACAGAATACTACGACTCCAACGATCATCAGCTCGCAACAATCACTGACAAGCGTTTCATTGTAAACGGAACAACATACACACTCCCATCTGATCTCTATCTCACCGCACAAGGAAAGAACAAGCAGAGCAGACACTGGCATAACTACGGACATCGCTTTTACAACGCTGAACTCATAAAACCCGGCACCAACCGTGGCCATATGATTCCATCGTTCCTAGGCGGTCCCGCAGTCTATGCCAATGCCTTCTTGCAGACAATCCAAGCTAACCTTGATGACACACCCTTCGAAAATCAAGCAATCGGTGTCGTGTACAACAAGCACATCACAAGCTACAACCCAAATGACATCATCATCGGGGATGCTTCTGATCCTTGGTGCCACATCAACCCTTCAACACAGGAAACACCAACTCTTCCACTTCCATCTGATGTAAGTGAAGCTGAGACATTCATCCTCACACACGGTAACATATTCACAGTCACACACGACCATCCTTACCACACCGAAGACGAGTTCAAACTCATCCGCTCCCTCGCCCTCCCTTGCGGCGTCTATTCTTACACCGTCAGCCTCAGTGGTGAAGTCGTTCGTCGATGGAACCCATCTGATCAGACCGGTGGTAAGACTCTCCTCCATCATCCTGTCAACACTACACACATCAGGACATGGGAACTCACTACAACCTCACTAAAAACCACCCTCAACACTATCGCGAAACTCCGACACCCCGTCCTCCAAACCCTTGGATTGGAATCGGATCTCATCGCCAGTGCACACCCGCTACACATCCGAAACACTCTCGGCTCACTGTACACATTCAAACACCTCGCATACCTTCTCCCCGTTGCCCTCCGCTGTGCCTCTGGTGTCGCCGTCAATTTCGGAATTAACCCTCCGCTATCAAACTGCACTCTAGACAACGGCTACGGCATCGAACAATCTGGTCTCCCTTCTCTTGAACACAGCACCCAGAATTTCACCGCACTCAACACCAACATCCCCACTACATACACACTGAGTGGCGACATCCGTGACATGACCTGCCTCTACAACGCAATCAGACTATGGGCTGACGCTAACGACTACACCACATCATTCACCGACACCGCAGACATCACATTCAAATTCGATAACTCTGCCCTGCCAACACGCTGCTACAACTACATCATCCCAGCTACACATGCATGTGACAGTTCAACATACGAAATTCCAGCCGAAGATCTCACCTACTTCCAACAGGCATCCCTCGCAATCATCTGCAAAGAGCATTCCAACATGTATTGCCATCAGCTCAACCTCGAAAGCTATCCACGGCCAACGTACTCAGAGTTCATGGACAATCTGCTCAACCTGACTTGCGGAATCTTCAACGCCACCGAACCAGTCCTTCGCTGCACAACAGAATACCAGATCATTCAAACTCCTCCACAGGTATACAACACCACACTCGAACAATTCACAGACGCTAAATTACACTGTCCAATTTACATCGAGCCCACTCCTGGAATCATGAACTCTAGCCTCGGCGTATACACATACAGCTACGAGAACAGAGTAATTGGATCTAGTGAGAGCATCTCTACACGTCTTCCTTCCGACATTCTCATCCTATACAAGAACATCACCGAAGTAAAACACAACACAGACACGCAGCTTTGCCAATCCGAGGGGAACAATACCCTGTTCCACAACGGTTGCAATCTCAAGATTACTCACGGCACACCTTCAGCACCAGTTTACACCACATATCCAGACAGACATCACGACATCATCCAAGTCCAACTGACACAGGATATCCTAAACACGCTCGTCAACGCCACCGGTAGCTTGAACATCATGAAATACCGACGCTCCACACTCAACATCACATTCCCACACCATCCCATCGACATCACCATCGAACAGATTGACGGTTGCCACGTGATTGATGAAACAGCTCTCGAACAGTACAATCGTGACTACCAAATAGTCTACGAGTATCCTGATCTCGACGGTCTTCTTGAAATCACCGTACCAAACAACTTCGCAAAGGAGAAATTCTATCGCGAAGCCCTCGGCCACTGCTACCAGCTCCGGTTCATCTACACAGATAAAGTCATCAACGTAGAACCTGACCACACTGTCAACAACTGTCTCTATCTCACAAAAATCGCAGACATTCAAGTTTCAGGGAGCTTCTGTAACTACCTTCTTCCATTCAAGCTCTACACTACACCAAGTGAAAGATGTCACAACTATGTCAGCAATCTCATGGAAATCTATGGCGTCCGCGGAGTCGATCTCCCGTTCGGATTCCTGGATAAAGTGGAATGCACAAACATCGAAGACACCAAGATCGAAATCATCAGCGACAAATGGGGTAATAACACCTACATCCATCCTGGCGCTGCACGTGACACATGGGGCCACAACGTCGTCATGAATGAATACACAACCGAAGGGGAGTTGATCAAGTCTCAAATCTACAACCAGTCTTATTTCAACTTCCTCGGCGGCCGTGTTCACCGTGACAACACGTATTGCCTCGCTCGACCTTACGAAACAACGTCTGTATACATCGAACCCATCTGTTCATCCAGTTCATCAACACGTTGGTCTCTCATCTACAACATCCCAATCACATATTTCAGACACGCACAAACATCATACTATGACACCCTCGATCATTCCTCTATCTACAGTCTCATGATCATCATCGTCTCATACTACCTCCTCACGCGCCTCTTCGAACCTGTAACTGTTTGTTTCATCTACATTCTAATCACAAATGTCTTTGCACTCATCATCTATCAGGCCCGAGATCTCGCGTTCATCAGCAGTATCATCTCAGTGCTCTTCGGAACTCTAACAGAAATCCTCAAGCGCTGCATGGTCATCCCCACTGTCCTCTCTTTCCTCTTCACCATGACTTCTTACTGTAAGAAGGGCTCCATGATGAAGCGTCCACGTGATCACCTCGACATGTTCGTCGCAACATCATTCATGGCTTTCTCTCTCATCAACATTGGCTACATCTTCCTCCTCACTGGAATCGTAATCTTCATCGGCTTGTACAAACTCATCTCTGCACAATTCACACAACCGCATTGGCGTACGTATGTTAACGTGTCAGTCGGAATTGAAGACATCGCTGTCCTAGGTTACACCCAGACCAATCAGGTTAGAAAGGCAGCCGATGAGCTCATGAAGAAATCAACTGACGACAAGTACAACTACTACCAACAACTAGACGCCTTCGTGCACGCCGCATTCCTCAATGCATATGCTCAAGCAATCGATTCCAAAATCCCTCTCAACTTCACTCACCGCAACCTCAACTTCCGCGTCTCCCAGCCCAAGGCAAACTTCCTTGTCGGCCTCGTCACTCATGAGGTTAACACAGGTAACGCCACAAAGGTTGAAGACCTCCACAAACACCCATACAACAGATACCGCAATAACATCGTGCGCGTATATGGTGAACGTGGTGATCTTAACGGTTTCCTCAGCGGTAAGTTCCTCTACTTTCCTAGACACGTCTTCGACTCATGCACAGATAACACACGCACACGCTACATCCGCGTCACAAAAGGTGAAGAAACTCATGACATCGAGATGTTGGGCGAAGAATACGAGGCCACACCATTCATCAAGGTTGAGAGCCCATTCGAAGAAGCTATCGAGCTCAAATTCGCTACACTCAAACAGACACAGTACGCCTACTTCGTCACCGCCGATGACATCAGGATTGGTTCCATGTCCGTCGACGGCTATCACAACATTTCTACCAAGGATGGTGATTGTGGATCACTCCTCTTTGACCACCTTCATAATGTTGTTGGTGCCCATATCGTCGGCATTGCTAGCACTCCTCCTGTTAACGGCGCCCTGACCTGGAACGCTGAAAAAGAAATGCTCTGCGGCCCCAATGACGATTACGACTTTGATCCATCTAAAGTCGAGATCCCAAAGGTCTGGCCCGTCGAGACAATCACTGCTCTCAGCACAATCCTCAACCAGCTCAACTATGTCACCGGTGACGCGTTCACAACTCCAAAACTGCCAACAAACTACCATCTCATTGGTTGTGCAACACTGGACCAATACGTCAATGCCCGTAATCTCGTAACCGGCCAATTCCCTCAAATCAAGGAGGCACTCGACGATTTCATCAATGGATACGTCGCCAACATGCAACGAGGGACTGAAGCCTACAACGTGATCTACACAAGCATGAACGCTCAAGTCCGAATCGCTGACCTCTCTCCTCTCAGCAGCTCAATCACCAATTGGCAATACCTTGTCGACCCACTCCTTCGCTTCCGATGCTTCATCTTCTCATTAGTCAAGCAGTACATCCGACACCTCGTCATCTACCTTCTCCTCCAACTAGCCTTCATCTGCTTTGATCACGGCTTCTTCTTCAAGGTACTACGAGACCCAACCCATTTCCTCTTCACAATCCTCAGCACTGTTTTCGTTTCTATCAGCCCCACTGCTAGCACGAATAACATCCTCTTCAAGTATCTGCTCAGCTACACGGTTGAATACAGATTCGCATACCTCAACGTCGAAACTCTCATCAAATCATACCTCTATCTCAGTTCTCGCGAAGCAATCTTCTACACATCTCGTAGGGTTAACAAGCTCTGCACCCTCTTCACTGTCATAGCCATGATCATCATCGACACCTTCTTCGTTGAAATCGGTGGACAAAACGTTCTCCCCGTGCTCATCCTCTGTATTCCTATCTTCTACCTTCGTACTGTAATGATGGGATCTGCCCAGGTTCAAGTGTATTTCGAAGCTGATTTGCACAAACCTACTGCAAATTTCATGACTCTCATTTACTTCTTGATCATCAACGCTCTCTCCATTATCATTTACTGCTGGGGCCTCTTCTCATTCAACCCATATGCCAACAACATCCTATTCGCCACAACCATTGTCCACTTCATTGCATTCTATGTTCTCTCTCAGGAGGTTCAAAAGGTGTTCGAAGCCAACACATTCCGTGTTCCAAGGCTGGTATATGCTGTTATCTCCTACATCTCTCACGTTCTTTGCCACATCTACTCAGAGATGCTTAACAAGGTATGCGAATGGATCCTTCGGGCTCTCATCAACGCTAACCGCGCAGCACTCTTCGGTGGATTCTTCGGCATCTTCCTTCTCATCTGTTTCCTCTGTTACTACTTCCTCAAGAATCGCTCAACAGTCAAACATGAATCAAACGACATCTCAGAAGCACACACACACTTTGACTCATTCGCCAAACTCACTACACTCATCGCCAACAATCCCAAACTTGCTTGCATGAAACCGTTCTGCGTTGACTACAATGACAATCGTGCGCGTATGACCCTCAAAGAAAAAGGTAACTGGGTTGTCAAGGTGCGCGACGCTCTCCTCACTCAATTCAGCCTAACTAATCCGGCTGATTTAGCAGAAGTGATCCACGAGTGCGCCAGTCATCCGACTCTGAACAAACTATTCTTCGACAGCTCAAGAGGTCTGCAGGTCTACCATGAGATCGACTCCAAGCTCGATCAAGCCCCGTATACCGGTGATAACGATCAGATCAAATCCGATACTGCCGTTCTTGCCGAATACAGGAATGAACTCAGCCTCATTGAATGGAAGGTAGTCACCTTACAAAAGGAACTCTCAGAAGCAAAATCCGCAGAAGACAAAGACAAGATCAAAGGGATCAACACACAACTCGCTGACCTAATGAAGCAGCGCAAAACACTCACCACACTCTCAAACACACTGAACCAGTCAATCATGGCTAGAGATGCCAAGGAACGCCGTAACGCCAGACGCCAAAACAACGAAGAAGCAAATGAAATTGCTCGCGTAATCAAGGCTCAACGACTCCGTGACTCTCTTACCCTCATCTTCAACACATTCATCAACAATCTCATTAAACTGACATCCGACTGCAATGCGCTGAAATCATACGCTGACAACGTTCTCAAGTATGTGCCCGAAGAAACAAAGGACTTCCTCAAACGTTCTGACAACTGCTACCGCCTCTCTCAGGACATGATCCTCATTGAAACACCTGCCAGTCCTCTATCCTACTTCAAGGAAAAGAACGGCATCATCGAGGTCATCAACTCCTGCAGCTATGACACCTTCAAAGACGGCATGGTTGTTAATCACATCCTCGACGGCACTACCAAACTCCCCTACACCCTCGACTCACTCAAGTCATCTACACATGTGGTTTGTTATGAACCAGACACCTCATCCGGCTACACACACACACATGACAACACTTGCAGACACGAAGCCAATGCCAAGGTCGGACAAACCCTACCATGCGGCACAGCTCTCGAATGCAACCACCAACACTACCACAACCAATTCGATTGCACTTCTGGTTACTTTGCTTTCATGGCACAGCACATCACAGAGTGTGAGACATGCCTCGACACCTTCAAGCGTGGACACTGTGGCTGCGGATACCGATACAAGGTTCCCCGCGTCCTCCAGTCGTTCATCCTCCACGGATCGAAATGTTCTCACGTCACCCACGAACTCAGCTACTCTGGCACCGCCGCAGCCTTCAAACCATACTATGATGAAGCTACAAACGGTATCATGTACAAGTCCGCCGTGATCGCATACCTCACCAAACCAGACAACTACACAAGTACATTCACCTACAACAATGAAACATACTATCTTCCCGTCCCTCTCACTCACGACATCGTCTCCATCCTCATCGCTTTCGCTACGCGCAATGGCTCAATTCCCGTTGGCGAAGTACAGTTCGAAGCCTGCTTTGACCGAGTTGACGCCGACGAAGAAAGTAATCTCCAATCTTACTCTCTCACCGACACCCCATGTGCTGATGAAGACCAGATTTGCTACAAGATCCTCGAGTGCCCATACCATAAAACCAAGGATGGCCGCTGCATGATCTGCGCTAATCTAGATGACGGCATCTACACCGTTGTCCCCGCACAATCATCAAACCATGAGCTAGCGAAAGAACTCTCCATCACTCTCACCAATGCCAAAAACCCTCCCCAAAAGAAGCATGAGGCAAATTTTCAGACAAAGCCTCGTCGAGTCTTCCAGTAAACAGATATCACTATATCAACTCAGCCCCGTTCAACTACACAATCACCAACGAATCACCTGGTGATGGCTGGGTTGAGTTTACTGGGGACAATCACGAGGCTTGTGCTGGCCATAAGATCTGGGCCAAGAAATATTACCACACCAGTGGAATATTCTGCAAACCCCGAGCTTCATCATCCACTCTCATCATCAATGGGAAGAACCGACATTACAAAACCAAACACTCACTCAAACGCGAAATCAAAACTGCACAATCACTCTCACACATTCCAGAAGCTATCCAATTCAAACAGGATGACATCGGTTGGTACCGTGAAATCTCACAGTTCTCTCTCGCCGACGTGTTGCATGGATTTGCAAATCAAATCGAACCAGACTTCCTAGCCAAATACACCAATGAGCGTAACATCAAAGTCTCAGACGTGACATGGCTCTGCAAGAACATCTGCAATCACAAATCATGCAACATCCTCAAGATGGACATCTTCGACTACACATACACATGTTACTCAAAAGCACTCTCATTCGCCCTCCAAGCATGTTCAACCTACGACTTTGACATCACTCCTGACAACATCTGTCCAGAAGGCGTCTATGACTTCGAGACATACCGACCCGGCACCTGCGATCCCATCATAGCTCTCAATGCCGTCACGTATTGTATCGAACGTCACTGGTTCTCCGCTGGCCTCTCACTCTCATGCGCCTCAATCTACCCACACGAAGACATGACAATTCACCAGTACAAAGAAGCATTCGCATCCTACACTACAGAATTAAACACAGAAGTCACACTCAAACACCAACCAACATTCGCCTCATACCTCACCTTCATGCTTGTCAACGCACGTCACAAAATCGACATCGACATCGGCACAGGCCCAGACACCTTCTACACATCATTCGACAACATCACATCCGCTCCATGCACAGACGAACGATACAACGAAGTCATGACAGGGATCACTCGCTTATATTATGCATACCAGTATGATAGAGGTGATTTTCCTTGCAAATACACAGTCACTCAAACACACATCAAATACCCCGTAATTGGCGATGTCCCTGTGGAACCTGAAGAATGCAAAGACCTCAATTGCAATAGTTACCCGCCAGTATATGGTGCCCTGATCTCCATCCAGAAGTTCAGCACTTGGGCCCGCCTCTTGTGCTACGACGTTCTCAAAAGGGTTTTCAGACACTGCCGTAACTGCGACCACCTCAATTGCAAGATCTCAAGACAGCTCACGCGCTTCAAAAATCCACTCTCCAACATCCAACCAGTCGCATACACAAAACTACACGACGACCGTTACCTAATCCGTGACCGTCTCACACAAATGGACTTCACGTCAGGTCAAGAATTTTACGCAACAGAATTCATAAAAGAGTTCAATAACGTTGAGTTCAAGACCTTGAACGGAGACAAGATACACTTCAACCTCACTCATCCCTATGACGCACTCCTCGAACCTCTACTTCCTCCTAACACTCTCGTTGGCAATTCAGTAGCAGCATCAGGTGTCATCAGTGATCTTGACGCCAATTTCAAAAACTACGACAGAAACACCGGCATGTCCTGTTCTCTCACTGAATTCCAACTCTCTCTCTCCCACATCCTTTACCGCTCCGAAGCACAACGTACACCTGACGATCATCTCGACCTAACACCTTACGAAGACACTAAGAAACCCGCATCCAAGAAATCATCTGGCATCGGCATCACCAAACTTCCACAAGGCTACGTCCGCTCACTCAGTGACTACACATCCTTCATCACAGCACAAATCGAACACATCAAACACCACTTTTCAGTCTGGCTATTTGAGGTGATTCCAAAGATCTCCATCCAACCTGTGGATAAAGCACTGCGTTCAATCTTCATCGGCCCCGCCTTCATGAACGATGTGTATCGCTGCTTCAACACCGCATGGCTAGAATTCACTAAGACACGACTTTCATACAACACAGTCCTTATAGGATTCAAAGACACACACTGTGGTATCAACAAGTTGATCAATGGGATCAAAGCAGGATTCAATCCAAAAGGCAAAGCCAAGTGGATCTCACAGGACTATCCCAAGTTTGACACTTGCGTTGACACCATGGCACAGTACTCTTACATCATGAATCACGCTTATCACTACACCAACAAAAACCTCTCACTCATCACACGTGGACTCTGTCAACTCATTGCAAACTCCACCAGCCCAATCATCTACTACAACAGCATGCTCATCAGGAAACTGCATGGGGTGTCAAGTGGTGACGGCGCAACTGCAATCAAGAACAGCCACTGCAACAGCATCATCACAAACATCGCATTCTACAGACAGATCATCGACAATCAAGTACCCGCAGAATATCGCGGCCTTCAGTCCACACTCTATCACACACTCATCAACGGAATACAAAACAAAGATGACGCCTACTCTACACACCGCGCTTTCGAGTGGAACATCTCTCGTTGTGCCACCCTTAGTGACGACACACTCGCCATCATCAATCCCGACGTCTTCGACCTTGATCAATACCTGTCAAGCTATCGAACTCTAGGTGGTTATGAAATCACCAACGAGAAAAAGATCTTCGTTCGCGATGAGCCATATGAATTCACTTCCAGATACTTCTTCAAAGAAGATGGCTTCTGGTACAATGCACCTCTCATCGAGCGTGTCTTCTCTTCCATTGTTCAATGTTCAAAGTCCACATCACTTTGTCCAGAGATCATGGGAGGTCGGCTGCTCTCCATCCTCATCAACGCATGGCCACTCACCCGCAAGAACGACACTCTCAACGACGTCCCAGTCAAAGACATCATCATGGCACTGTACACAATCACTAAAAACTACATGGACAAACATAACATTTTCTACACAACAGCACTCGTTGAATTTGACTTTGACGATGAACGCATCAGCAACATCGGTCGTGCCGCCGTAGATCACATCGGCCACACCAAGAAATTCATCGACATCGAGTACCTTGACAACGTCTGGTTCAAACAACCAGAAATGAGTCTCGCAGTCTGTCACGAGTCCACCACACACTCATCTACACATGAACACTATCCAAACCACGAATACATCTCAGTACCCTCAAATGTTGAGGTTATCGTCGCCGACATCACAACAATCACTGATGGCATCACAATTCAAGCTGTATCTCGTAAAGGAAAGAAACCTCATGGTCTCTCCGCTAGTTTCGCTGCCCAAGGACGTAATGCTTACAACGTTGCCCACAACTCCCGCACCTCATACACCGTTGACGGGAACGTAAGGCACATCTGGGCATTAACATACCCCGGCAAGGCTATCGGCGATTATGACGAACAGCTCCTCAGACTTCATCGACTCATCGCATCACTTTCTGCCATCATCAACACTGAAAATCCAACACGAATCTACATTCCATGGAACATTCTCTGCGGTCTCGGCGGTGGGAATTGGAACATGGTCTATCAAGCACTCATCACATACGCTAAATTCAACAAAGACATAACATTCACATTCGTTAAACTCGACACCACACACGAAGGAATGCGAGATGTTTGCTTTGCATGCGGTGGATACGGACAATTCGAATGCTACACTTGTGCTAGCGCCGGATATCCCTTCACCTTCTGCAATGGCTCCACTTGCCTCCGAACTCACATCAACGAATGCGAACACTTCTCATACTCATTAGCCTCACGCAAACGCTACATCATCCAATGTGCTGACTGTGAAGAAATGGACATAAGGAAAATGCATGTCAACAACGACTTCCGCTGCACTCAGCATCTGGGCAAACACGAAGGTTACTCTAAGATCACAGATGACAAAAACAACGTCACAATTTTCAGAACCTCCGCAACACGCTCAGAACTGCCCGGTGTCAGTAAGATCCTCAAACAAGTCGAAAAGAAACACTTCTTCAAGATCATCTACGAATTCACACTCAAGCACTGGATACAACACAACATCCTCCTCAGTTTCATCGCCGCACGTGAAGACATGCCCTCTGAAGTCATCGATTTCAAGGTCCTCAAACAAGACGACGACAAAACATACATCAAAACAGACAAATTCTTCTCATTCAAAATCAACAACAAATACATCGACGCTACAACACTCCAAGACATTGCTCTCAAACAAGAATACACTAATGGTAAGCTTTCATTGTGCATCGACGGTGGGGTGAAGAAAGGTATCAAGAACATCAAGATTACCACTCCAAATCCCTCCAACGCATTGACACTCTGGAACTCCATCACTCCCACAACCTCAGTTCTCAACATATTCCGTGGCGTTCAACATCAAGCATCAACATTCTACATCGACAACACGGGTAGTCTTCTTGACAAGATGGCTAACAACAACATCACTGTAATCCAAGGACCACCTGGTACGGGCAAAACATACACCATCAACAAATTCCTTGCTAGAATCAATGAAATTCTCCCAAAYGCTAACATCGCTGTCCTTGCAAGTTCCCACTCTGCAGTTGATAACATTGGTAATTCAGTCAACCCTTCAATCTTCCGCAGATGCAAGCGACTAATCCCCCAAGAATCAGAAGACAAAGTCCGAACCAGATTCCAGAGATACACCACTGGTGGTGGCATCATCTTCGCCACACTCCAATCCACTCGTGGTATCCTCTGCCCTAGTGTCGAATACATGATCATCGACGAGTTCTCAATGGCCACAGATATCCAAATCTACTCCGCCATCTGTCATCTCAACCCTCGACATATCATCTTCACCGGCGATCCATGCCAACTCTCTACACAACACGTATACAACACCGACGTTTATCACTCAAACATCATCAACAATCATCAACTCACCGGCAAGTTCCCTACTGAATTCCTAGATGTCACCTACCGCATGGGCTCAAAGATCAATGATTTCATCTCAGAGAACTTCTACAATGGCAAGCTTAAAACAGCTGCTACGTATGAAGGAGAGGTCTTCCAACTACACCTCGATCCTATCAACATGCTCTCACAGATCCATGCAATCTGGGAATCATCACCTCAGAACAACTTCGCCATTCTCGTCACCCATCATGAAGCATTCTCAATCATCAGACAATACTTCACTGACCTCGACATTCAAATCCCCATTTACACTGTTCACACATCACAAGGCAGAACATTCGATCGCGGAATTGTCGTCAGCTACCGCAACACCGCTTTCACAAAAGATCCAAATATTGTGAATGTAGCTGTCAGCCGCTTCCGCTTCCAATGTATCTGCATGCACCAAGGCAACCCCTACTACACTAAACTTCCATACTACAACACAGCACAAATCTACTTTGAGAAATCAACCACAGTCATCGCATACAACGGACCACAGAATAAACTTTCAAACATGTACACCGATAACATCAAGCCATTCCCATACCACACCCTCGAAAATCGCTACCAGAGTGAAAAGGCAAAGTATCTTGGCAAGAAATTAATTCTCCACAACAATCCATTCGAGACCCTCAAAGAAGCCAAGAAAGTGTTCACACGCGAAGATAACCTCAAGTGGGCTAAAACATCAGCAGAAGTAATGACTCGTTTGCTATTCGAGAAATTCAACAATCCCGAACTAGCAAAACACCTTGTCAACACTGGTAAGAGTCATCTAGTCGAAAACACCAAGCATCCTATTTGGGGCGGTAAAGGTGGTGAAAACCTTCACGGGAAAATCCTCACCAATATTCGCACCAAATTAGAAGTCCGCGAACGTGAACAAACTCTAGTAGACACATCATACAAACACAACGTCATCTTCCAGAAATTCAAGAATCAAATCATCTCAGCTCCACGCCTTGACATCCACGAAAACACACTGTGCATCGATGTTGAAACTGTAAACAGTAAGGACATCAAGGGTACTGACAACAAGAGCCTACATTTTCCATCACAAATAGGCTTTGCTTACAACGGTACCACTGAAACATACGATTGCACTCCAACACTCACAGTCAACGGACACTCAATCACAACAAAACTCTATAACTCCATCTATCCCTCTTCTGTCAAGGCTGCCAAACGTGGAAAGCACAAGATCGAATTCATCCTTCGCTCATACATGGCACGCCTGCAACACACAGTCACTGATCAACTCACACTAGTCTTCAAGTCAGCACTCATCGATGTCTCAATGATTCACAACGCAATTCGAAACGGACCAAACATCTGTCACGCCGAAGGTTGCCCGAACCATCCCATCTGGTACACAGAACATCCATGCTGCGCTGCACATGTCGACGGCATCATCCAAGCATTCTACAATCCCTACATGGTTGACATACACGGACTCACATGCCCACGTTGCACATCAGACACATTCACATACTCATCCACAGAAGATTCCATCGACTGCCACAGATGCTATCCCTCTGACAACACACCATACAACACACGCACTAAACTACAAATAATGCATGACACAGTGTGCTCGGAGAAACATGGCGCAGCTCACGACTCCGGCGCTGATGCTGCAATGACACTATGCATCTACAAGAAACTCGAATCAACACACCACAGAAAAGAAGCACAATCACGCAGAGGCCGATTCATCAAAAATCAACTCCTTTCAGCTAATCTCCACGACATCAGGAAAATCAAAACCTACCTAGAGAATGAATACAACACACCTCAAGATTTCTTCATTGGTGGTGGTGCTTACATCCCACGAACCAGAAACGCTGATCTCAGAGTTGGTACTTCTGCAAAAGAACACTTCTCATACTGCACAGGACAGATTCACAAACACATCTACATCGACAGTCGATATTATGTTGATATTGACAAAGACAGAGCACACGGCATCTTCTTCGACAGATCAAACCCACACACAAACAACTGGAAACAGATTCATGGGCTACATTATACACTCGACAGCAGATTCATCTACTTCTCACCATACGGCGCATACGACGGTCCTCGCGAAAGCCTTGCATTCCCACTTTTGAACCACAAATGTGAGGGTGACACGGTTTACTACAGTTCAAGCAGACAGTATAATCTGCCATGTAGCAAAGAACCACGCTCCGTCCTAGGCTCATACTACTACAACTGTTGTGAAAGCCACGCACTCGCCATGGAGGAAATCGACAACGCCTTCAACGCCGCTCCAGGTCTCGAACTCTGGCAAAAGCCCAAGGTGAATCACGAAATCTATCACGTAGCCCCTACTCCAAACACAACCACAGCTGACATCCTCACAAACGGCGAGCTTTTGCTTCCCGGTTATGAAGATCGTCCCGCTAAAGCCACTGACACTACACTCAAGGGCATCTCCTGCATCCAAACACTCACCAAATTCAACATCAAACCTGAAAACACACTTCTTTTAGGTGCTGCACGCAGAGACGGTCACTGTCCATTCATCCAACACATCCCAGGTAAAGTAACATCCGTTGATCTAGTTCGCCACGAAAATCCAAAAGGGCCAGCTTATGCCATCGACATATGCAAAGAACTACCACCTGGTGAATTCGACACAATCATCTCAGACCTCTACAGTGCAAATCCTGAAACACTATTTCCACGCTTCAAAGACATTCTCACCAACAATCTCCAAGAACATGGACACTTCCTTTTCAAAGTCACAAACAAATTCAGAAACAACACAGTGATTGAAGAAATCGCACAACACTTCTCCTATACACACATCTTCAAAGCACCTACAAACACCGTCACATCTGAACTCTGGGTTGCCAACATAAACTACAACTCCAAAGGCAACACAGGAAACACAATAGACTTCGACAAAGAATACGCAGGACGAATCAAGACCATGATCGACAATCCACACAAATTCAAAATGCTATTCACCTCACCTAGATTCATCAAATTCTAAATAGCACTATCATCATCACCATCGTGGTTAAACATAAACACATACAAACACAACACTTCTCCTAACACATTAAAACTTCGAAAATTTCGAATGGTTTTAGGTGACATTAGGGTCTATCCTAAACGAAGTGACTATGCGCCTTCCACCTATGTAGCAGAATACAACTTTCTCTTCAACTAGGCACATTCAATCTTAACATAAAACATAAAACACACACACACACACACACATACATAATCCTACACGGTCAATTACAACCTAAATTAAACAACCACGACAACCCCATCTCAGCAACTCCACTTTGGCGTTAGCAGGGTCCTCTTGAATCAACTCCATTTCACCCGGAATTTATTCTAAGATGAACCGTCGTCCTCGCACCGCCACTCCCATGCCTTCACGTCGTCCTCTCCCTCCTAACCGACCTCCCCGCAATGCACGACTCATCGAAATCCCTCAATCCTTCGCAGTCGAACGCGGAAATGGATGGACTCTGGCATATGCCCCAGGTAAAAATCCACTACCGGGAAAAGTCATCGCTCGTATGCAGGCATCTCCATTCATTCAAGGACTTCAAGAACAATCCCTCCAAGTTGTCAAGTCTTCTGATGGTAAATATACAATTTCAAAGAGATATGGTAAAATGGCCATCACTTATCTTAACCCCAACGACCCCATTCTCCCTAAACGTACAACACAGAAGACAATCGTCCCTGACCCATCCCTCGACCTTGAACTACTAGCTGAAGGCATTCACGCCATGAACACGGAAGAAGAAGCCGAGGAAAAATCATAATCATCCAATTAATTGGTCAATTACAACCTAAATTTTCGCACACAGCAAGCCCAGCTATGCAATGTTTGCGATCATCCACCATGTCATCCTCCTCCTCTCGCTCCCAGGCATCTTTATCTTTTACTGGGTTGCCGGGCACATTTCTGATTCTCCTCTTATCTACTCTACTCTTTGGATCTGGGGCTCATGGTTTCTCACTACAGTTTGCTACTCCCTCACGTTCTCTGGACGCCGGCGCAACAAGGACAAATTCTACTATTCTATCAACGTGCGACAACACAATCCGCACAGCAAAAGAATCTTGTCATCTAAGCTCGCTTAAAACTCAAGTATCCTGTTATTACGACGAACACATTCACGACATCTCAAGTCCAGGTGAGCACATCATCTACACCATTGGTTTTGCTTATCTGAAAACAGATTACGAATGTAAAGAAGGATATCCACCCGCCAACACCGTCCAGCGATACTTTCTCGCTATCCTCTATCTCAGCATCTGTTCCCTTCTAGCTTACATCTTTGCCAAGCTAACTCCTATTGCTAAATCTTTCATCACTTCTTGTTTCCAAACTGAACACATCATGGAAACAACTGAAACTGAACACGGACAGACCACCGTTGCTCACGACCGTCATCGGCTCACACCAACAAGCTGTCACTCTATTCTTAACTCCACCTTCAACCTCTTAGTCATTGGACTCTTCATCTTCCTCTGTTTCTTCATCACTCCAGCATTCGCTAAAACTAAACCAGCCATCAAATCTCCCCATTTTCTCTTCGAAGCCGGCCAACCCGAGCCTTCCGACTGCGTTCACTGGGCTGCCAATGGTGACTGTTTCTGTAATAACACCAATTGCGATTGGAGTGAGCAAGTTCAAAAGCAATGTCCAATCTCTTGCAACACCTCTTCTTCTTCTTCTCCCACCACTAGTCCTCCAACATCCAAGGATACTGTCAACGCTTCTAACCCTTGCATTGAACAGGATTCCGATGGCTGTTATGACTATCTTTCTGACTATAACCCTTCTAAACTCACTCAGGCTATCAAATACACACGTAAACTAACCACAAAGAAGATTTCACGCAGCATACACACACTCCTCACACAAGAAGAATTCGAGAGCTTATCAATAGATGAAGCCCGCTATTCCGACATCTCAACACTCTATCGTATCACCAACACCTCATCCGTTCCAGGTTGTGTGTACAATCCAGTATCATACTACCTCCACGGTGACGCTGTTGCTGTTACCTGTCCACCCACACCACGCCTCTTAGGTACCACATACAATCACGCATTAGGTACTCAGATCCTCTACAACAACAAGATGGTTAATGTCACAGTGGACCCGAGATGCAAATCACACTCAGAAAACTGCWGGGCTTACTACAACAAAGCAGCAAAAGGCATCTTCATTCAATTTCACCCCATTTATGCACAGCAATATCATAACAGAACTCTCGAAGCTTCAACATTAATCACCCCAATCTACCCTCCCAGAGACAACACCTCCCTTGCAACACCTCTTGGCCCTCGTGTCATGCGCTTTGCTGGCGATTACCAAATCTTCCTTGATCCTGGCTGGCTTGGTAAAACATACCATTCCGGTGACACCTACAACGAAATCYACGCCACAACAAGACATGACTGCGCTTACAACATGATGAATTACGGCAACAAAGACAGAGGTTCTGATCTCGGTGACGACGTACTCCATGAAACAATACCAACACCACATGGCTATGTCGTTAATCCTGTTGTTTGTGGGACCACCTTCACTTACTTCCAAACAGGCACCGCAGTAATTCTTCCCTGGGAACGAGTCAGTTATACCAATATAGAAGACGTTCCAGCTGGTTTCCGTGATCCATATGATTTCAACGTTGAAACTCCAGAGGGCCCTGTAACCATCAGTGTTCTCGAAGAGTATCATGACGCAGATTCCATACAGGAAATGGCACCAAAGCGGTTCTTCATCTATTATCGAATAATGTCAGCTCGCCTCACTAAAACACAAATTGCATATCTCAATCAATCCATTCATCAAACAGGCACTTGGTCTGCTGATCACGAAATGACAAATTGTGTTACTGTCAGACCACAGTTCATCAAAACATCACATCCATATGCATTCGCACTTGAATACACAGATTACCCCATTTCACCTGCTCCACTCATTCTATGCAGCGAATATAACATCAAAATTGACGTTCCCTTAGCAACATCTGGTTCCACCCGCCGTATCTGGGCTGCTGAATATAGACATCTCCCCCACTTCCTAACAAAGCGTGGTTTTTATCCCCTCCAAGCTGACGACGGTGGCGCTATCGATTATCTCATAGTCGAATATAACGCACACGCCTCACGCTATTCACATCAAGCAACCTACCACCAATTTGGTCATCCCACCGCTAAATCTCAAACAAGCCCAGGCGTCTGTCCAACACCTCGTTCACTCCGCTATCAAGGCCTTTGTTACGAAGTTGACTGGTCAGTTCGCTCTCCAAAACCACCAATCAGTGGATATCCCGACATCGGAACTCACACATCTGGTTACATCTTTAAAAATTATGACTTCTATAGATTCAAACCTAAATTTGGCAACGGTCTATATCTAGGTAAAGTTTCCGCTGCTGCTTCCATTGGCACATATTCTAAGTGCGGCAAGGCTCACACAATCAGTCCACTCCACGACCATGGAATTGTGACTGACATGGGTACGCCGGTCTATGATAGTGCTTGTGGTTCCGCAGCTTATACAATACCAGTAGTCAAATACAACGGTCCCTATTCCCTCGGTGTTCCAGATATCAATTGTAATGTTAATAATGCAACACTCACATGTGACACTAACGGTACATTTAGATTTTCAGTTTGCTCCCATAAAATCCCTTATGACGGTCCCCACTCTGTCACATGTACAACATCCATTGACAATAAAATCCATCTAATCAAGCAGCCCGGTTATTCCTACTACATCGCAGGCGATCCAGGTGCACTTCATCTCTCTCATAACAAGCACACTCCATACAACACAGTCCTGAAAGAACAAATGAACTTGCTCCACTTTTCCTACATCTATCAAGCCATAGCAATGTTATTCGGAAGCATTGGCTACATCCTCTTCGGAATCTACATCTTCCTCTTTATCATCACCACCCTATGGGCCAATCTAAAATACATCTGCTATCGCAAAACAACTTATCTAGGTCACACTGTCCCTGAACGTTTCATGGCTGGCAAGGCTTCTGGATGCAAAATGTGTGGACTTGATACTAAACATCTCAAAACTCACGTCCGCCATCACAAGATCTACATCCACAGCCCAATGCTCGGCCGAACTTTCTTCCTCTGGTCTCCTATCTACGCCATTCTCCTCCTATCTTTAATATCTCCTGCTTCCGCCCTCGCTTCTGGTCAAGCACGCGTTCGAGGTTCTCCCGGCACTTTCAAATCGACACCTGAGATTAAATCAACATCTTGTTCTGGCAATCAGTGTCTCCTCGACCTCGAGTACACTGGTGTCATCCCAATCTATGACGGTGCTCAATTTTCAGTTGATCTCAACATTGAAGGATATCTGCCAGTCACAACAAGCTACATTGTTCGTGATCCCACATATACCTCATCTTGTGCTTATCTCTACACCTCTCTGCCTCCTAAGCTTTGCGACGCTCGCATTAACTGGTCATGCCTCCATACTGGTTCCTGTCAAAATAGCTCCGACTATCTCTTCAAGCCACTAGGCACTCACACCTCCAACGATTACGTGGTTGCCAATCCATCCAACCCTCTTCAATGCGGCTTGTGTCCCCATTCAGCTGATTGTGATACCAAATTCGCAGCTCTCAACCACGGATGCGCCACCGTCAACGATGGCCATTCCGCAGGAGCAGTCTGGATCTCAGGTGACATCGACAACGACATGGTCTCAGTTTTCGAATGCTCAATCAACAACATAGCATTCCAGATTTGTGACCTTCAATCCAACGCATGCACCTCTATCACCACAGATTACAGAAATTACACCGCAGACTTCGAAACAATCAGCTTCAACATCGCCCACCCTCAAGTAGCTAAAACAACATTCAAAGTTGGTGCCCTCTTCACGCAAGGAACAACCTATCCGCAACACCTGTTCTATGATGTGCCCGGTAAATATGCTGCTCCAGCTGGTTCTTTCTTTAGTTACCAAGCTGAAACAGTCCCCACCGGTGCCTTCTGCAACAAAAACGCATGGATGTCTCCTGGCATGGCATCAGCAGATATTAAATACATCGGCTATCCATCCCTAGATTACAAATTAAATTTCGCCACAATCCAACAAGCCATTCGTAGTTATGACCCCCTCGGAGCTATAATTCAATGCAATTACGATCAAGCATACATTTCCACCATCACAGCTCGTCAGCAGCGATCACTCAAACTAAATGGAGTTACTTACAGCGATGAGGTTGACGCTCTTTCGTATGGCCTTCTCCTTAATCCGCATCACTGCGATTTTGGAGCTGTCAACATACACTTTGCGTACGCCGCTACCGCTCACGTCTCTATCATAGAAGGTGACCCTGACCAATTGTCCTTCGACTGTAAGGGCTGTCTTTTCACAAATAATCAAATGCAATGTTCCATCAGAGGTATCGACTCTCATTCCTATCAAATCACTGACTCTCTAAACACTTTTGGCGCTTCCACTTGCTCTCACACTAAAGATTCTCACATATGTAATTTCACAGCCTCATCGCCCGAGTTCGATCTCAGAGTTAACGGTAAACCAATCACCATAACTGCAGTTGTTACAGAATGTGATGTCGGGGCTATCTCTGACACCATTGTGGGCGCTGCAGGAAATGATGCATTCGGAACCTTCACCTCTTTCGCATTCGGCGGTAAGACATGGGATTATATCCTCAAGTATATTCTTTATGGCCTCGGATCACTCATACTCCTCTTCTCTCTAATCTTCCTGCTTAAGCTGCTCTCCCACTTATGCACCACACTGAGAACGAAAACTAAAAAGTCCTGACCACTGAATTCTGACATATCCCAAAACTGATTAAACAAACAAAACCAATAACATAAAATATAAAATAAAATATAAAATATATAAAATAATAAAATCAAATAAAAACACCCAATTCTCTCCTCCTAATAGAAAGCGGCTCCCCAAAAGGGTCAATCTGTGCCGAGATGCATCTAGGAAGAGCGTGGGGCCGAGTCATCTGCCTTTCATGTTTCCGAAGACATTGTCACAGAGAGTTAGCTATTCCCAACCTTATTCTACCCGATTAAGGTATGATCCAAATCCCAAATATAATGATTAAGCAGCAGAAAATCGTCATATCTTAGGGCTCTTCAACAGGCACTACCGTTTCTCAATTATGACCGAGATTCTATCTGATCATAATTGAGACGATAGGCGGTGGGTGAGTTCTGTGTTGGATATTGCGTTGCAATATCGTGATCGCGTTCTAATTTTCCACCTCAATGAGTCACTGCAGCATCTGCTTTCTAGCTTAGCACTCACTTAGCACCTTAGGTGTTATGCTGATTGCTTTGTTAGATGGCATTTGCGCTAGTCAAACTCAAGAGAGAAAAGACAAGAACAACATCAATGTAACAACACAGGATGAATCCATTCCTTGTGCCAGGCGTCATGGACTCAGGCTCGAAGACCACTTCCGCACTGACTAACCCAATGGCCCCTAACTAAGGGTGATTTGCATCATATCTGCTAAAGCCACCCGATATCATGACCTCCGTACATCGATGAATAGCGTGTTTATACCCTTAAACAGGCCAACTTCATCCGTGTCCGCAGCCTCATGGTTTCCCGGTGATATGAC